TTTCCTTCTTTGAGCAGGCCGGTAACAAGGCCCTGTTCGTCAGCACCTAAGGAGGTCCCATGCAGACCATCGAACTGACGGCAAGGCAGCACGAACTGCTTGACTTCATTGTGTCCTACCTATCCCAGCACGATGCCCAGCCCACCTATCGAGAGATGGGTGCGGCTCTGGGTATCGGCAACGTCAATGGCGTCGTCTGCCATATCAACTCCCTTGTCGAGAAGGGATACCTGAAGAGGCGGGCCAAGAACGTGTCGCGTTCGCTGTCGATTGATTGGGATAAGTACCAGACCGTCACCGCAAAGAAGAAGAAGAAGCGATGAGCGACAAGGCACCGACACCAGAAGACGAGGCTGTCTCCCTGTCTGGCTTAGGCCTTAGCCCTTGGGTTGCCGAGCGGGCCAAGGTCGAGAGGGAAAAGCACTATGCCCAGCGTCGTAGTGAGACAGACCGGGCGTCCGACTCCAAGGTTAGCAAGTGGAACAAGGGCCTCTATTCACCGCAGGGAGGGCGATGAGCAAGCCAGCGTGGACTGAGAAGGTCGAGCGGGGGATGTGGTTGATCGTTGCCCGGTCGGCCACGGTCATGGCGGCAGAGTTGGGCGACACGTTCCTTGGAAAGGAGGACACCCAAGCCGTACTCGCCGCCTCAAGATATGCCGATTACCACTGGGGAAAGCACCATGGCAAAGACGCGAAAGACAAAGACGAAGTGGAGTGACGCAGAGATTCTGCTGTACGAATCCCTTGTTTGCATGATCCGGTTCCGGGAAAGATCGCTCTGCTATCTGGATGGCAAGCGATTTGAGGGGCCGGAAGAGGGCGAAGTCTGCGAGGTTTTCGACGACATCATTGTCTCGATCATGCACTCCCGGGATTCTGGCATCATGACCCGGCAACTGATGCTGCTGATTGCCCAGCGACTTGATGAGGCATCGGCAATGACGCCCTTCTTGAAAAGAAAGTACGGTGCAATGCTGGCAGAGAGTGCAGGCAGGATTGCCAACGCCGCCCGCAAAGCATCGCAATCCATGCCTAATGCAGAGAAGGAGTAGCCGTGCCTAAGTTCTTTGGATACTGCCGAGCCTCTACTGCCGGTCAGGAATACTCGATTGAGGCCCAGCAGAAAGCCATCACCCATGCCTATGAATCGAAGTACAAGCCTGAGGGGTACGAGTTCGGCGGCTTCTATGAGGACAAGGCTACGTCTGGCGGCAAGCCATTCACCGAACGAGAGAAAGGCCTAGCCCTTTGGATCGTTGCCCAGAAGGACGACGTAGTCTGCTGGTCCAAGATGGACCGGGCATTCCGTAACGTCCTTGATGCAGCCTCTCTCCTGCAAATGTTCCAGACCAAGGGGGTCTGCCTCCTGTCTCTGGACATTGCCCTCGATACCAACACGGCCCTCGGCAAGTTCGTCATGCACTTGCTTGCCTCAGTGGCCGAGATGGAACGGGAGTGGATCAAGGCCCGGACTCGGGATGCCTTGGCAATCCGGCAGGAGAAGGGGCTGCCTCATGGGGGCAGGCCACCGGCTGGCTGGTGGAAGGACAAGGCTGGCATCTGGAGGCCGGACGAGGCCGAGAGGAAGGTCATCGAGTGGGCCATCCTCCAGAACAACAAGGGTATGTCTTGGAAGAACATTGCCAGACTGCTCATCAAGAAGGGAATCAATAGGGCCAATGGCCACAAGTATCACCAACCCTTCTTCCACTATGCCCTGAAGGCTAGGGCGGCAGGCTATCCCGGGAAGGATGGCTGGAAGGAGAAGTGTGCCTACGGCGGGTCGATCAGGCGTGAGAAGTGCAGGCCGTTCCGGCGGAAGATCAAGGCTGCTCTTCGACAGCAGACCTCAACTTGTCCAGATGGGACTTCAGAATCTTCTTCGCAGTCCGAGGGTCCTTCCCGGACTGACGGCCAAACGCCCGGTAACTAGCACCTTCAAAGACGTACTGCTCGATCCAATCTCTTTCCTCGTCGGTCAACTGGAGCAGGGCAGGGAGGGCCGACTCTCCCTGCTCTCGCTTCGGTGCCTGCCTCCTATGGATTTCCTCTAGGGGTATCCGCCTTATGGAGTGGGCTTGGGTTTTTATTTCCTTCTGCACCTCTCTAAGCATGGCATTCTTGATGGCCACGGAGAAGTAGGCAGACACGCCGACGCCCCGTGTTGGGTCATACGTCTTGGCGGCACGGCAGCAGGCGTAATAGGCGGCACTCTCTAGGTCGCAGCACTCGGCCACCTGACGGATGCAGGGCATGGCCTTGAGGAAGGTCCTGACGCAAACAGGGACCAGCCTCATGGCTTCCTCGGCCACCGCCTGCTGCTCAGGGGTAAGCATCTACGGCACCCCGTACCGGATGAATACGTCTTCCCGAATCACCGTTCGGCAGGCCTTCTCATGGCAGTCCCGGCAACGCCAGTTCTCAGACACGACCCCGAAGGTATCGGTTCCGTACACCCCCGGACGCCCGCACTCATGGCAGGGCTGGGGCTTGCGGGGCTTCGGCTTCTTCTTGGGTTGCTGCCGGAACATGGACCTCAGGCTAATCGCCGGATGCCCATTTCGTCAGGGAAGTTTGGGCTCCCCTTTGCATGAAGGGGGGCTCTCTCTTTCTCTCTTCGCACCACTGCATGATCTTCTCTCGGGTCCGGTCTGGCTCGACCCCCATGGCTTCGCAGCAATCCTCAAAGGTGACGAGACCTATACGTCCGTAGAACCAGTCTCTTGCTTGGGTTCGCTGCTTAAGAAGTTCCTTATCCATCCCGCCGCTACCTAGCATCTTTACTTTGGCACCCGGCTTGAAGAGTTTGCTGCTGGCCTCCACCCTTTGGACTGCCTGAAGCAGCACCCCAATGCAGAGAGACCGCCAGCCACCCTCGACAACTTCAGACTCAAGGCTGTCCAGCATTGACCGCCTCCAACTTGTTGGCCAGTTCCGCGTTCAGGATGTCCGCCTTGAGGAGTGCCTCCCGTGCCAGAGCCAGAGCGTTATTGGCTGCCTTCAGGTCCCGCTCCAGTTCCCACACCCGGCCCTTAAGGTTGATGGCCTCGACCCTGTAGTGGTCAGCCTGCATGGCGTGGCTGTTCGACAGGTCCATCCAAGAGTCCCGGCTCTCCCTGAGGGCGTCGACCTTTGCTTGCAGGCAGGGGATGCTGTCTTCAGTCATCTCCCACCTCATCAAAGTGGCAAGCCATCATCAGGTTGGCGACTGCATGACCGAGATGGTCGTCGCTCCGGTCGCCTTCTAGGTAGTTGAAGATGTGGGCTAGGGCATGGTTGAGGACATGGCCGATGGGCATACCCTTCATCCAGTTGTGTTCCCCGTACCGCTCGGCCCCGTGACCCATTGCTTCAGCCGCCCGACGAGTCCCGGCTGTGGGCAGCAAGTCGTATCTTCCAGAGAGGGCGGATCGCACGGCTCCTGAGGGGTAGGCATGGAGTCCACCATGTCCATCAGAACCATCAGGTCCTCCAGCCGGATGGTCAGAAGCCAGCCCGCCTTGCTGCGATTGGTCCTGTGGAATAGCAGCGGCGTCTTCTCTTGGGCCTGAGCCATTGCCTTCTGCATGGCCTCCACCACGTTCAGCCTCTCCACCCTCTTCACTTCCGGGAATACCAGCGGTAGCCCCTCGATCACAACGTCCGCGTCCCCCGCATCCCCGCAATGCTGCTGGCTTCGCCTTGCTTCCCATCCGAATAGAGCCTTCAGTTCGTGGCACAGTTCCAGTTCCCCCTTCTTGCCTTTGGTCCTGCTGTTGATCGGCATTGCCTTTACCCTCTGCTGCTAGGAGTTGCTTCCGTAGACACCGGAAGTGGAAAGCATCACTTGCCTTCATTGATCTTTCTTTCTTCTAAGGCCCACTGAGGAAGGTCGGTTGGGTCCTCTCTCAGCCCGACTCGCCCCATGAGTTTTGCCAAGAACGGGATGTCAACCTCTCCGTCCTCGTCTTCCTTTGCCCTTAGGATTTGGCCTAGGGAAAGAGACTTCTGCCCGCCCGAGTGGTAGCCGTAGTGGCACTCGTTGCAGACCATGATGAGGTTGCGGTGGTGATGAGGGTCGTGCCCCCGCCGTCCGACAATGTGGTGAAGTTCGCACCGCTTCCCCGGCCTGAACTTCCTCCACCAGCAGACGGCACAACGGACGGAGTTGAAGGCATAGACCTCTAGGTTGGATCGGTTCCTGTCCTTCTTCTTGCTCATGCCTCTTCCTGCCACTGAAGTTTTGTGCCGCAGTCGGGGCACCAGCCAAACGAGCGGGCGATATTGGTTTTCCCGCAACTCGGGCAGCGATACCACTGGTCATACCACTCGTCGTATCCCGTGTTCTGCGGCCCTCCGATACACACAAAGCCAGCGGGGGATGGAATGGACTGCTCGTCTTCGTCACTCATGCGCCGCTCCTGATCCTTGTCGTTCTCATGGTGTCCCCAAACTCATGGCGCACACAGGGCGGTCGGTCAACGTCGTTCCGCTCCTGCTATCGAATGCTCTCCGATTGCTCGGCATATTGACCATCGAATCAACACCCTGAGAACCACGCGATGCTTTCGTTGTAAACCCCGTGTCAAGTCTGTGTATCTTTACTTCTTCAGCATCTCTTCGGTGGCAAGGGCTATGTCTTCGGGGCCTGCCAGATAACGGACCCGCTTGGAGTGCCACTCAATGAAGTTGTTCAGGTCGTCGATGCCTTGATACTCAGGGTCCTTGGCAGCAAGCCGAGCCATGTA